GCACGAGCAACATTTTGAGGAACATAGATGGTCAAATCTTCCTTACCATACAATGCGTTAGGAATAGCATCAGCAACTTTACCCAACTCGGTGATGACATTGGCAGCAGTAACTGAAGTACCAGTAACATCGTTGACATCGCCATCGGCAGTCATCAAAGTAACGAATCCATCAAACTCACCTGCAGTAGCGTTAACACCACCCCAAATAGTCTGCTCGGTCTTTTGTGCAACTTTCGCAGCAACGTGGCCAATCAAGAAATCGCTAAAGTTAGCAGGAAGGTTATCGTATGCAGAGTAACCCATTTGTACGGCTTCCCAATCAGAACGGAAGTCCTTTTTGCACAACTGTAAATTGACTTGGAATTCTTCGGGCTGAAGAATACGCTCGGTCAAAGTAACAGAAGATGTTGCAGAGAAATCACAAGATGCATTAGCAACCAAGTCGCCAGTAGCAAGTTTCTTTACAACTTCCTTGTATTTAACATTAGGCTTGATTTCAACAAGGCCTTTGTCAAGGGTATCGGCTGACAACAAAGCAGCAGCGATGTACTTACCTGCAAATTCGCCAGCGTAAGTAGTAGTGATTGAAGTGGTCGTGGCCATTTTCTATTTTGGATTTATTATTTGTTCAATTTTGACATCACTCGGTCAAGTGAGTTCATAGGACGGCGATTAGCCAATTTGAATTCACTTTTAGGAGCAACTTCGGGATTGTGCTTGATAGGCTTGGCTGCTGATTCAGAAGACAACTCGGTTTTAAGAGTTTCGTTTTCTGCCTCAACTGCGCTCATCTTCTCTTTGTAAGCACCCATTTCTTCACGAATAGCAGAAAGTTCAGCCTTGATTTCCTCAACGATAGGCATTACAATCTCCTTAATCTTGTCTTCCATTGGCATTTCCTCTGCAAGTTGTTCTTCAACAACATCTTCAGCAGCAGCCTCAACTTCCACCTCTACGGCTTCTTCTTCAGCCTCTGCCTCTGCAGATTTCATCTCACCAATAATTCCTTCTTCTGAAACATAAAGAATCATACCATCAGCCAAAGTGTACTCACCAACGGGCAATGGAATGCGGTCTTCTTCATTAACGATAAATACTTCGCTACCTGCTTCAAAGGTTTCTGCCTCAAGGACAGTTCCGTTCTCAAGAGTCATTTGCTCAAGTTTGACCTCAACTGCCTCCTCCTTAACGGAAGACAATTCTGTCATAATGCGCTTTAATACTTCAGTTGCTTTCATAACTAATTAAATAATTGATTGTTGAATTTAAATTACATTTTTAATTGTCTCCCGTAGTAGGGCCTATGCCTTGTGCCCATAGTGAGCCATCGCAGCATTCTCGTGAATAGGTATTCTTATCCTTGCACAAACATCCTCGTTTACTTCCTTTGGGGGAGGTGCGTGAAGGGATGACTACATCTTTAATCATAATTCACCTAATTCTTTAAGTTTACTTGCTGCCCAACGCTTTGCTGCTAACCCTCCCCATAGTAGGTATGAGATAGTTCCACACGCTTTAGTATCATTCTCATCGTAGTATTCTTCGGCACGAGAAAGATACGAGTGCATACGCTTGATAGTTTCTACGCTAATAGGCTTTCCTTGTGCGAGTTGTTGGGCTCTTACTTTACCTACGGCAGTAGCGCATTTATTATCAATCTTTTCATTCAACTCTATTCCTCGTTTAGCGTTGTTTCTAACGGCTTGCGGATAGTCCGAATATGATTCCATCTCTATGTGCTTACCCGTTTTTCTACGACCATCTTTTTTGATGACGCCTACGATTTGGGATAGGATGAGTTCGGCTTCTTGCTCCTCAAGGACTTCCATTTCTTGTTTGGCGAAGTTTACCTTGTCAACGAAGTATCCCTCAATAGAGAATCCCTTGACCTTGCCCGTTTTTACATAGTTTTCCCAAATGTCATCATTGTTGACTTTCATAGAAACCATCCAAGTACCTACGGGCATCTCTAATCCATACACACGACTCTTGTCCTTTACCTCATCCTCTACAATCCAAGATTCAACGGCTGATAATCCCATTAACTCGGAATCGTGTTCAAGTGTGGATTTGTTTTGGTTTCCGTTTTGAAAAAACAACTCACTCGCCTTACGGATAGTGTCCTTTGAGAAATACACATAAAACTCCTCCTCACCTGCTCTGCGATAAATAGGTTTATTAGGAATTAGGGCTGCACCCATCAGAATGCGCTTCTCTTGGTTTTGAGTAGCAAATTCTACCTTTTGTGCATTAAGGGCAATAAAATCTTCCTCAATAGCGGGGTTCTCTACGATGCTGATGGCTTGTATTCCCATCATCTCTTGCATCTCATCTAATACTAATTCTATGATGTTCATCCGAATGTTGCGATTTTGATTCGTTTGCGTTGTAATTCTTGTTCGGTGCTAATATCGCTACCAACGACATACGCCCTAACGGGTTGTTGATTTCTTTGATTGATGCTTTGAGCAAGTTGGTTAATGCCTCCTTGACCTACGACATTAAACGAAGGAGCGACTGATTGGGCCGTTGGGATTGATACACTCGGTACTTGACCGCCACCGCTTGTAGTCGCTGAATTGATATTTCGTATTGATGCTACTGTTGAAGCAGCAAGGGCTGCTAACTGAATACCACGATTTATTGAACTTGCAGGTTCGGGCAAACTCGTAGATGATTTAAAAATACCTACGGCTGCTTGTGCTGCATCAACAAGTACATTTGCTTTAGCGATTGCCTTGCTCTCCCCAAATAATCCTTGTAACGCACCTTGTACGGCATCAATAGAAGCATTTGCTGCTGCTGCTTTAGCATCCGCTACTTGCTTTTCAGTAGATATTCTTTGGTCGGCATATTTCTTTTCAATCGCTGCAATTTCAGCATTCTCCTTTTCGGATAGTCTCGCTCGTTCTTCAGCAGTTAATTCCTCAAGTGCATTTAACTTGAAATACTTTTCTTGAATGGCTTGAATTTCTCTCTCTTGGTCGGATAAGAGTAACGAGTATGCTTCATCGGCTAACTTTTGCTGCTCGGTACGCCACGCTAAATCTGCATCGTGCTTTGCCTTTTGTAACGCTTCATAGGCTTTTTGTTCTTCAGCCATACGAGCCTTATCCTCTGCTGCTATCTCCTTATTAACTCGGTTTAATTCCCGTTGAGTAGCGCGTTGTTGCGTGAGGCGTTGTGATTGGATATTGTTTACGGCTGCTATGGCTTGTGCCTCCTTATCCAAGTTCTCCTTATTAGAGCGTGAGAAGGTATTTTCTAATGTTTGGGCTTCGGCTCTTAATTGCAGATATTCTACTTCCTTACCAAGCAACTCATCCTCTAATGCTTGGGCTTCAAGAATGGCTTGTTTGCGTTGTTCTGCCGTAAATTCCTCCTCTTGTCTTGACTTTAGGCGTAGGGCTGCAATCTCTGCTTCCTTCTCGGAACGTTCTACCAATAGATTTCTTTCAATCTTATCGGCTTTGGCTCTCATATCAGCCACTCGTGCTGCTGCCTTGCCTTCACGAATTTGTTCAGCAGTAAATTCCTTTACGGCTTCAATGGCTGCATTTGTCTTGTCGGTGATATTCTCTACGCCAAGTACGACTTTACCTACCGCGTCTTGAGCGACTTTACCCGCTTCGTAGAACTCACCCTTAAATAGTAAAGTGATTGCCTTACCAAGTGCGGGTACAAGTTCAAGAAGTCCCTCAAAGCGATTGACAATTTGGTCACGAATAAGACCAATGAAATTATTTAGGGCTTCTTTAGGGTTCTCAAATGCTTTGATGATATTTTCCCCTAAATCGGCAAGGAGGTCAACAAGGTTGCCCGTAATAGCCCCTATGACGCCCATAATCTTGGCGAACTTGTTTTGTCCCTCCTCTGATGATTTAAATGCTGCCGTAAGGGCTGAAATAGTTATGAGGAGTAATCCCAAGCCCGTAGCAGCAATAGCCCCTCCAAGCGTCTTAAATGATGCAGCAACGGACATAACGCCCTTCTGCATAGCCTTAAATGCTGATACTGCGCCACCAGTCCGCTTATCAATAGCCGATAGACCATCTTCTACTGCGCTATTAGTTTCTTTGGCTTCTTTCCCTGCTTTTTTTGCAGCATTGCCAGTTTCATCATAGGCAGCAACTGCTCCCTTTGAATCGCCTTTGATTACAATTACTTCAGTGACCGCCATTGCAACTTAATGTATTCATTCCAAGTTTTAGGGAGTTTGTATTTGCCTTTAGCAATGTCAATATGTTTCCCTTCGCCAATCCAATCTTCCGATTGAAGCAACTCTATTAAGTAACCGATATTGCTATTGTTCATACATCATTCAATAATTGAAAAGTCGCTTTGCCAGTGGTCATATTCACATTAGCACTATTGACAATCCACTTTTGGTTATTCCAAATAATCTTATTCTTTAAGTCAAGATTGAGAATCTTTCCGATAGGTAATTGGGCTTCAACTTGCACCAATCTA